GACTGCTGATGGAACAGGCGTCGCCGTGACACCATACGGTGACTACGCCGACCGCACGGTGAGCTTCGGTGGCACGTTCGGCGGCGCGACGGTTGTGCTCGAAGGATCGCTCGACGGCTCCGAATACTTCACGCTGGACGATCCGCAGGGCAACCCGATCTCGAAGACCGCACCGGGTATCGAGGCGGTGCTGGAAGCTGTGAAGTATATCCGGCCGCGGTTGACTGTTGCCGGCTCGGGCGCCTCGATAAACGTGGTTCTCTACATGAGGAAGAACAAGCTATGACTGCATTTCTGAACAAATTGCTGGCCGCATTGCTGAACAAACTGCATCGGCGCGATACAGAAGTCGCATTGGCGCCGCAGCCAGTCGAACTCAACCCCGATCAGTCTCGGCAGTTGTCTCGTGCGATGGCGCGCTTCGAGCGCGTGAAGGCTGCGATCCGCAAAGGCGACAAGCGGCCGGAACTGAAGCGCGAGCGCGACAAGCTCGAATATTTAATCGAAGTTCTGAGAAAGTGATTATATGGCTACGACCCTGAACCTTTACGATGCGTGGCGCGATATCGTCGCCGACCCGACTCGCGCCGCCGCGATCTCGGGCACTCTGAAGTGCATGATCGTTACGGGCACCTACAGCCCGAACCAGAACACGCACGATTTCAAAGACGACGTGACAAACGAAGTCAGCGGCACGAACTACACCGCGGGCGGGAACACCTGCGCCTCGCCGACGTGGACTGGCCCGGACGGCTCGGGTGTGCTGACGTTCGATGCAACCGATCCTGCGGCATGGGTGCAGCATGCCAGCGGCTTCTCGAATGGGCGCCGCGCGGTTCTCTATTACGATACCGGCACGCCGGGCACTTCCCGATTGGTTGGCTACACCGATGATTTCGGCGCCGATTCGGGGAACGTGTCGGGTGATTTCAGCGTAGCGTTCAACGCGGCGGGCATCTACACGAGTCCGAGGTAGAAGTAACGTGGGCGTGTGGACGAACGCAGATGGCAGTAAGACGCTGCGGCGAGGCACACGCAGCACGACGCTCGCGACGGCCGAGTTCGCCACCACGGAAACTGACCGCGAAGCAGAGAGCCGACTAGCGACCGAGCGCAAGTCTGTGCTCGATTGTGAAGTCGCGATTCAAATTCTCAGTCGTTCCCCGCTCAAGACGGTGATACGTCTTGCCCCCAACGGAACAGTAGAGTGGCTGGATTTAAAGATTGATTCGCCGCCTGTGACGAAGGTGCGGTAAATGGCTCGTATTCTTGAGGAGTTCTTCGAGGCCACTGGCTATGATGAGGCAGGGTGGTCAGAGACCGTGCCCGGTTCCTGTGTCGTGGACGAAGATGAAGCATCGTCTGCGGCCGGAAGCCCCGCTCTGTGGGGATCACAGTGCCTTGAAGTAACGCTCGACGGCGGCGGCAGCGCTTGCTATACCCTCAACGCCTTCGGCGATGGCGCGGTGCGTTACACCGCTGCCGATATTAAGATTTCATCTCTTTCATTCGATACCAATGAGCAACAAGCCTCATTAGCATTTCTTTATAATGCAGCGGGCGACCAGCCTTGTGCGCTCATCCAGTTATTTCGTAACGGCAGCACGAACGAAATACGTTGGTTCATCTATCATACCGGCTCTGCGAATCTGATCTACAGCGAGACGCTGGTTATCGACAAGCTCTATCGTTGGGAGGTGAAATGGGATGAGACTGCTGATACGTGGGAACTGTGGGTAAACAATGTATCTCGTGGCAGCGGGACGTTGACCGGGGCTGCCGCAACTACGCAGGTAGGAATAATCGGATTCGGAGATTTACTGGCCTCAGTTCGGGCTTACACTGCGCGCTACGACCGCGTTGAGGTCGATAATGCGGAACGGATTGGGGATGGCATACGCTTTGTCGGAGGCGCGACTGCCAGCAAGGTCGGTGCGACATCCGGCGACACAACGATTGCGCTCAATAGCGGATTGACCGGCGGCATTGCATCTGCGGTATCCCCCGGTGATCTGGTCATCGCGGCTTTCGGCACCGGCTCGACTGCGGATCGAACGCTCGCGATCACTTCCGGCTACACGTTGATCGGATCGGAGCAGTATGCAAACGATACGTTCGACACCAATCTGCGCTGCGCCTACAAATTCATGGGCGCGACACCCGACACGACGACCACGTTCGGCCCGACTGGAAGCACTAGCGATGCCGGGGCGATGGCGGTGTATGTGTTCCGCGGCGTCGATCCAACGACACCCCTCGATGTGGCGGCGGTGCAGGCAACTGCTCTTAATACCAGCCGCGTTGTGCCACCGGACATTACCCCGAGCACGGTCGGCGCATTCCCTGTAGTCATCGGGGCTGCTGCGCATAACGGTGGCACTGATACGTTCACGTCGTCCGATTTGACTGACTTCAGAACCGTCGGCGGGAATGATACGAATGACGTGACACTTGGCATCGGGCATCAAGATAACTGGTCGAGCGGTGCGACGAATTTCGCAACATGGGGGCATTCTCAAGCCGATAGCACTAGCTTCTGTTGGGCGGCCACAACAATTGCCTTGCGTCCTGCGATTGTAGCTTCGACCGCGACCGTCATTGACCTGACGACGGCTACGCTCAACATTGACGGGCAGAGCGCGCAGAATCGCTTGCTCTCGACGCTTACCTCGGCGCTGCTCAACTTCGATACCGCGACGGTGCAGAATGCTTTACATATCGCGCTGACCTCGGCCCTTCTGAATTTCACCCCGCAAGCGGTGACGATATTCGCGGCCAAGCTGATCGATCTCACGGTGGCCAGCTTGACGTTCGCGGCGAACACGGTTCAGAATGCTTTACGTGTCGCGCTCATTTCGGCGTTATTCAACTTCAGTGCTGCGGCGGTGCAGAATGCTTTACGTGTCGTGCTGACCTCGGCCCTTTTGAATTTCACGCCACAGACGGTAACGCTATTCGTAGCTAAGGTGATCGACCTCACGGCTGCCGGCCTGACATTCACGGTGAATGCAATTCAGACAGCGCTGGTGGTGCCGCTGACCACTGCGAGTCTGCGGTTTGTGACGCTGGTAGTAGAAGTCACGACCGGCGTTGTCACGGCACTCGATGACGCGTATACCCGGTGGCGCCGGCTCCCCCGTCGGTAGGGGTGTTCACCCTCGGCTTGGGCTTCGTTAGAATGCTAACTGCAATGAAGGATTTCGACCCCGCCGATGTGCTCTCCACTGAGGAGGCGCAGGCCGCCGAAGCTCAAAAGGCTCGTGAGCGGCAACAGCAGGAGATCGAGGACTTCAAGTGGTTGATGGGAACAGTGCCGGGCCGCCGCATAGTGTGGCGGTTGCTGGAAAAAGCGGGAGTCTTCCGCAGTTCGTTTCGGCCTGACAATTCGATGGCGTTTCTCGAAGGTCAGCGGAACATCGGACTCCTCCTGATTTGCAGCATACACGAGCACTGCCCCGAGAAATATCACGTAATGGTCAAGGAACAACAGGAACCATGACAACCGAAGCACCGACCGCTGCATCCGCACCCGCAGCCGCACCTGCTGCAACCGCTGCTGCCCCCGCAGCCGCACCTGCTGCAACCGCCGCTGCCCCTGCCGCTGCCCCTGCCGCGGCTCCCGCACCCGCTGCTGCCCCTGCCGCTGCCCCTGCCGCTGCCCCTGCTGCGGCTCCCGCAGCCGCACCTGCGGACTACGCGCTGACGGCGCCGCAGGGAACCGACATGACGCCCGAGGCGCTGACCGCGTTCACGGCCGCCATCAAGGAAGTCGGCGTGACGAAGGAAAACGCGCAGAAGGTGCTCGATAAGTTCGTGCCTGCAATTACCGAGCGCGGCAACGCTGCGATCAAGCAGGCGAGAGAAGACATGCTTGCCGCCGCGAAAGCCGATCAGGAGATCGGTGGCGACAAGTTCGAGGATTCGGTGGCCGTGGCGAAGCTGGCGATCAACGCCTACTTCACTCCGGCCTTCGCGAAGTTCCTCAATGATTCTGGCCTCGGCAATCATCCCGAGATGATCCGCGGCCTGATGAAAGCCGGTATCCCGTTGAAGCCCGATGGGTGGGTGCCGGGTGGTAAGCAGTCCGATGCACCCGCGGGCGATGCGCGTAGTTTCTACGCGAACTCGAAGATGAATCCGTAACCATCAACAGGAGCGACAACAATGGCAACACTCTCAGTTCTCAACCCGACGCTGCTCGATCTGGCGAAAGTAACCGACCCGGATGGCAGCATTGCGCAAGTCGTCGAAATCCTCAACATGACGAATGAGGTGCTCGATGATATGTCGTGGCAGCAAGGCAACTTGCTGACCGGCAACCGCACGACCATTCGCAGCGGCCTGCCGACCCCGACATGGCGCAAGCTCTACGGCGGCGTGCAGCCGTCGAAGGCCCGCAACGTCCAAGTGACGGACGGCTGCGGCATGCTGGAAGCCTACGCCGAAGTGGACAAGGCGCTTGCCGATCTGAATGGCAACAGCGCCGCATTCCGGCTCTCCGAAGACCGTGCCTTCATCGAAGGCATCAACCAAGAACTCGCGGCAAAAATCTTCTACGGGAACGAAGCTCTCGCGCCCGAGACGATGACCGGCCTCGCGACCCGCTACAACTCGCTGTCCGCCGAAAACGGCGACAACATCGTGAACGCGGGTGGTTCGCAGTCCGACAACACGAGCATCTGGCTGTGCGTGTGGGGGCCGAACACCGGCTTCGGCATCGTTCCGAAGGGATCGAAGGCCGGGCTGCAAATCACCGACAAGGGTCAGGTGACGGTCGAGAACGTGGACGGCGCCGGCGGACGTGCTGAGATGTATCGCACGCACTACCGCCTCGATGCCGGTCTCACAGTGCGCGACTGGCGCTATTTCGTTCGCATCGCGAACATCGATGTGGGCGATCTCGACACCATCGCGAACACCAAGAACATCCTCACGTGGATGGTGCAAGCGGCCGAGCGTATCCCGGCATTCGGGATGGGCCGCGCGGTGTTCTACGTCAACCGCACGATCCGCGAGAAGCTGCGCCTCGGGATTCTGGAAAAGATCAGCAACCAACTCACGTGGGAAACGGTTGCCGGTCGGCGTGTCGCGGTGTTCGACGGGATTCCCGTCAAGCGGTGCGATGCGATTCTGAACACCGAAGCGCTCGTGGCGTAATCGGCAAACCTCAACCAACAGGAGCAACAACCATGATTCTCGACGAACGAAGCGAATTTGCCGATGCAGTGTCGGTTGCAGCCGCGGCGGGCACTGCCGTCCTCGGTGACGTGATCGATCTCGGCCCCAACCAACGTGATGTCGGAAACGGTGAACCACTCTATTTCGTCGTCACGGTCGATACCGAAGTCATCACCGGCGGCGTTGCGGGCACGATCCGGTTTGAACTCGTGTC